TCCATCATGACTGAACACTGCCCCGACAATACCTGGGTTTCTGGTAGACTACCAACTTCTGAAGAGTCTAAAGCTAAACAATCAGAAGTTCGCACAGGAGTATTTTTCTGGAACAATGGAATTGTTACGAAAAAACATAAAGAATGGCCCGGGGAAGGTTGGACTCGAGGTAGAGTCAAGAAATCTAAAACGAATTAATCTGCATTTGATTCCTTTTGAGTTACCAGTGGTCGTTTGAAGAAAAGATTGGTCCCGCTTGACACAGTCGATGTAGAAACTAACTCCCAACCTTGCTCTCCAAGATAGTTGAATTTTCTCTGGAGTTCGGCCCAGTCCCGACTCTCAGTTTTGTGAATTCCGAATAATGCATATTCCCATTTCTTCATGTTACTTATCAATCGTTGCCGTCGGGCATAGAAGAAGTGTCGATCCAGACTTCACTTTTCTATTAGAAGAAGTCGACTGAATGAAAACATCGAAGTTGCCGGTATTTCCAGGAATCAGACGCACGTCGCCATATCGCGGCAGGCCTAGCATTTGTCGAGCAGCAGCCCCTTCAAAAATATGACCGCTATGTTTATCACGGATCATGATCTTCTTATAATCCTGAACAGCCTTTTCGGTTTTTGTGAGCTGATAGAATACTGTTCCTTTGACGTAAGGTTTACCAGTAGTCCGAGCGATGAAGGTAGCGATTTCCATATCGTTGTCTAATCCATGCACCGACAACCTCTGAACCTTATCCGACACATCCTGTAAATTGACTTGAACATCGCGAACATCAACATGATTGAGATCGGCATAGAAGGTTCCGACGCTCTTGGTTCCAGACTTCCTCTGAGCGTATAGATTCCGAACAGCGCTCTGAGTCACCTGAGTCGATTTAGCGATCGATCCTGAACTGCGGCCGTCCCATTCGTGAATATTTCCAGCATGAACTTGAAGCTCGGTCACAATACGCCGAGCGTATCCTGATGGAACGCGGAACGTGAAAGTCCAACGATCGGTATTCTGCAACTCGCGAATCGTAGAAGCCAGAGTGGCTGCTCTCATGTTAGAACGATTTTCTTCGCCGTCGGTAATGACCATGACTACGAAAGTCACTTCCGGATCATTTGCATCCGGCATCCCGCGTAGAATCTTCGTGACTTCGTGAATGGAATCCCAAAGAGGAGTTCCGGTTCCATCTGTAATATACGATGTTTCGGCGATCGGTTGAAGAACATTGACGTTCGAATTCACGACGTCTCGACGAACTTCAGCGTTTCGGCCTCGTCCACATTCGACAGTCGTAACAATAGTATCGATTGAATTTTCTGCAGCAGCTTCTTTGAGAGAGGTGATGACCTCGTTATAATCTCGAGCTGCGTATCTAGCAATTCCACTCATTGAAGCAGAGTGATCTCTTACGATTCCAATATATGTTTTCATTTGATAAGTCCTTTTGAATATGTTAAATGTGTATAAATGTTTTTACAATTTAACTTAGTAACTCTTTCACAAGACTTTTGAACTTCGGCTTGTCGATATTAGCCTTGATGAATGGAGTATACTTCCTGATCTTCATGAGAATTTCTGGAAAGAACAAAGTATCGGATACCTCTTCTTCCCACATCTCCAGTATATTGCTGACTTCTCCCAGAACGCATAGAGTCTCGAGTGATACTCGACCAGCTTGAAACTCAGTGATCGCCTCTGGAATACTTCCTGAGTATACGTCAATCTTATCAGGAAGTAAAGCTCTAATTTCCTGATCTACAATATACGACAAAGAAAGTTTGTTCGAGAGAAGCTTCTTATAGAGATCTTGATATTTCTGTTCTTTGATTAGACTACCAATGAACAGTTTGTTATTGTCGTCGTACGCGAATGCAGCTAGAATTCTATTCTCAACATCTCCCGAACGTTCTAGTTTCTGAAAGAAGTACTTGTCATTCCGCTTTTCGAATGAGTCTCTACTGGCTTTGACTTTCTTATTGTATTTGAAGTAATCGTACGTGTCCGAAGTGAAGTGAAACTTCAGAGCTAGAAAGGTTTGATATGCTGCGTATCCATCGCTCATCCCGAATAATCCATCACAATCCATGCGAATAACAGTGCCGATATAATTGATACGACGATCAATTCAGTAACAGTCATTCATCAAACTCCTGGAATACGATTCGTCTTCGGAAGGAAATTCAGAGCTTCAGCATCCTGTGCCAAGCAATCCTTGAGCTTCGCGTGTTTCTGAATGAGTGGAACAACTGCTTCGATATCTAGATTCTTCTCTTCAGTAAACATTACGATCGCTTCCATCCAAGATACGTCGTAGAGCCATACAATGTCTTCAATCTTCTGATAGAAATCAGCCGGTGAAAGAAACTGCTCTGACAGATCGATCTTCTTAGACATAACGATCACTCCAATTGATAGTTCTACCAGTTGCCTGATAGTGCTCGGTATTTTCTTGCAGACGCTTCGTCACATCTTCAATCGAGATTGGAGTCATGCCAATCTGTTCCATCGAGACGTTGATATATCGCGGTTCGTCTGGAATCACGTTGGAATGCAGGTGGCCGTGAATGTTTGCATTCCAACGACCCAGAGATTCGTGATGAACAGGAACATGGCTGCAAATCCAATTACGCGTCGGATTCTCGAATACCTTATATCCACGAACATCCTCGAAATGCTCCAGATATCGCTTGGATCCAAAAATATCATGGTTGCCCATGATCAGAATCTTACGACCGTTCAGCCGATGAACATTCTCGAATCCGCGCTTGTTGATCATGACATCGCCTAGATGATAGACGGTATCATGATTCTTCACGACCGAGTTCCAATTCTGAATCAGAATTTCGTCATGCTCTTCCGAACTGGAATAGGGGCGAATCTTCTTACCATCTTCACGATTGAAGACAACGATGTTCTTATGAGCCAGATGCGTATCGCTGGCAAAGAAGATTTCAGCCATTACGTGGCCTCAGGAACACATGGCCGCCGTAGCGAACGGTCTTGATCATTTGTCGACTCCACTTCGGATTGATTTTGGTTCCATGAAAATACAGAGCATTCTTTGTATTATCGAATTCTGGATTATGATAAACTATTTTCGCGACGTTGTAAACCTTTTGATAGGTCTTCCAGTCATCAATTTTTGATGCTCGAATGTTCGAAAATTGCTTTCTTTGATACAACACTTCACATGCTGTATTGGGAAATTTACCCGAATCTGATCGATTCAGGATGACGTAACCAACTGCTTTTTGTCCTTCTAGAGATTCAGCTCTTGCTTCGTGATAGATACCTTTGGCGATGCATCGAATTTCTTTTTGTTCAAAAGTTACGATAGCAGGTTCGACAGCGGTAGGAATCAGTGCAAGTAACACTGCAATGAAGGTCGCGACAATTGCTTTCATCGGTGGATTCTCCTTTCTTGCGGATTGGAGTCTCTCGCCTACTTTGGGCTTTCGTTGAGACACTGGATTGTTTGTGTGCCTTCCTATAGAAGACTACTCGGTAGATGGTCCTTTCTTTATATTTCCACGTTGAGTTGTAATTAGTGATGGGCTGGGGAGCTTCGACGGAGGGCTCATCTCTCCATTTAACACACTATCAGTTCAGACCCTACGACGAACCTGTGTTGCACCAATTCTTCGACTGTGAAAGTCTGTCCAGAGTCATGACGTCCGAACAGCAACGATCCATATGGGATTTGAACCCATGACCTCTCCCTGCAATGGGATTGCTCGTATCCAGGCTGAGCTAATAGATCCAATCACATTCGAATTTCGATTGACAATGGTCTAGAATAGTCAATCTACAAACTTATGATCTACAATATATCTTGGCGTCTCTCCCCATTTATAAACGCGCGCTTGAAAGTCCAAGAAATCTTGATATTTCTGCGACGTATATCGCAGATTAGGATCGTCAAATTTAGGAACCTTCGAGAGCAGAATATCAGCTTCTTGCCATAGCAAGGCAACATCTTTGCTATCTCGAACTGTTTCAAATTCCGTTGCGCGATATTTGCGCAAACATTCCAACAGTTCGATTTCAAATGGTGTAAGATCTGATTTTTTCATAGATATTCCTCATGAATGGATACCGACTGCTGGAGTCGAACCAGCCTATCTCCCATCCTTTCGCAGAAGGTCTCAACGACACTGCGATGCCATCGAGTAAGGGATCACCAGCACCGGCTGGAGTCAGCACAAAATAGTAGCGGAGAGTCCGAGGATTGAACTCGGATGGTCTATCACCACCTCAAGAGCCACTCTTGAAGCCTCGGAGTTACACCGAGATACCCCGACGGCACTCTCCGACAATATAAAACTTGATTGGCTGGAATTGGGCTTCTCATCCCACCATTTAACACACTATCACCCTATCAACCGTGCTCCCAGGAGGCTGTGAGAGACTTACCAGTCAGGCTGTGTAGCACCGCTTCTTAGTCACTATCTACTGAAGCCCATTCCATTTTCGAGGTATTACCCTCGACCGATCAGGAATATCTTCCAGTTACAGCTCGTCCCATAGTCTTTCGTTGGCCTTCCGAAAGCATTCCGAGAGTCGTCGCCTTATCCTGTTGCTTTGCCAATTAAGCTAGAGCTCCAGTAGATAGTGACCGCAATTTCAAAGACCGGCATCCTGGCGCCAGGACTAGGATTTCTTAACCGTTTTGAAACAGAAATCCTGAAAGGTTTCCAAAACGATGGAACAACCGCTCCATGGATTATTTATACGTCATCACTCAAAGGATGTAAAGTTCTTTTTTCGTTGAGCATCATCTTTTTTGCCGAAAGTCGTTTTGTCCATGACCGGACCTTCGTCCTTATCAGCAATATCCTTTCCGATGAATTTCTTAGAGACCTCTTCGTCAAGATTATATAGACGCATGTGATTGCGATCGATGCCGACCAGGAATCGTCGGTGAATATCAATCGGCCCGTATCGATTCTTCAGCTGTTTGAACATCACAGCGCCAAGATCATCGAGCTCCTCGGAAGTCATGATACCCAACATCATGTCGAGAGTCGCAGGAAGGCCGATTGATTCCGAAGTGTTTTCCAGACCGATGTCTGAAGATCCCAGAGCCGATCTATTGCAAGGAGTCGCCGTCATCATCATCGTATTGGTTTCGATTGAAAGCGCGCGAAGCTCTTCGGCAATCGTTTTCACGTAGGTATACGTATTGACCGACCCGCTCATTTTCACACGCGCGGACGAACAGATATTCAGATAGTCGACATAGATTACATCTGGAACGAATCCCTGCTTGGCTTTCAACTCGTGAACAAGATGACGGAAATGTCCAGAATGGGCCGCGCCCGTCGGGTATTCTTTGATAATGAGTTTACCTTTGATTTTGGCTTTCATCTCGCCGTATCGCTTCTCGAACGAACTTTTCGGAATCGTATCGAGCTCGTCTAGAGTGAAGTTCATGAGATTCGCGTCGATTCGTTTCGCGATCATGATCTCACTCATTTCCATCGTAATGTATAAGACGTTGAAACCTTCCATGAGATTATTTGCTGCCATGTCACACATGGTCAAAGTCTTACCGCCGCCAGTCTGATTTGACAGAATGCAAGACAGAGTCTTGCGCGGCATGCCACCTTTGGTGATCTTGTTGAAGAACTCGATGTGGAACGGAATCTTATTCAGACGTTCATGATATATGTCGTATCGACTCAATCCATCAGCGACGAAGTCGTGGCCGACGTTTGTATCGAAACATACACCTAACGCATCTTCGAGAAGTTTGGGAATTTGACCGACGGCGATGCCGGTAGAATCCTTCTTCCCATCGATGATGGAGATACTCTCAACCAGAGCATTATAGATGGCCTGGTCTTTACAATAGTCTTCGGTCTTCGATACAAGGAAATCTAGATTGGTCTTTTCATCGATTTCAGCATCTTTGATCGTTTCTTGAATTTGCTCAAAGACTTCTTCAGTAACTCCCGAAGCATTTTCTAGATCTATGAGCAATGCTTCCTTAGAAGGCGGGGAACTATACTTTTGCGTATATTCACTGATTAACGAAAAGAGCTTTTGTTCTGATGGTTCTTTGAAATATTCGGGCTTGATAAATGCTAGAGTCTTCCTAGAGTATGACTCATTCAGTATTAGATTGTGAAGAATTGTGGTCGCTAAGAGCTTTCCTGAATCTGCCAATATTACCTCGTTGTTTGGACTTGTGCATTCTTCTTAGAAGATTTTAGAATTGACGCAGTTCACATTCGTCATTTTCACTTAGTGAAGTATAACCTTTTGTAGGACGAATGTAAACTGATTGATCGTCAATCTTTATTACGGGCATATTCAGTCATGTAGGGAATTTCTATGAATTGGATTTTACCAGCAAGTGCTGGATACTCATCTTCTAACGCGTACAAAGTTTTTACGCGTTGATCTTTGTCGACGCTGTAAACCTGTACGGGAACATCTGGCGCATTTTGATCGGAAAGCCCGAAGACTTTCCATTCTTGAAAATCTTCACTCCAGTAAGCAAAGACCCCATATTTGCGTTCGTCACTCATCTTCTAGACTCTCCATATATTCTTCGGCTTCAGATTCGGTTGAGTCTTCCTTGAACATTTTACCGGAAGATACTCGATATTTGTTACTGACAAATTCTTTGAACTTATCAGATGCAATAATTGGATCCAGCACCGCAGCATTCACTGCAGATTTTCTGATCTTCGCAGGATTGACTTCACCAGTCTTCAAGTCTACGAGTTGATACCATGCGCCAGATTGAACAAGTAGACCACATTCAATCGCGAGATCAAGAATACCAGAATAGATATCGATACCGTTCTCGTAGGTGATTTTCAGATTGATCTTAGACTTCTCTTTCACGAATCGAGATTTCTCGATATTCAGAACGAAGTTCCATCCTTGAATTTCAGTACCATTCGCATCCTTCTGACGACCCATGATAAAGACGTTATCCGCTGAGTACATCACACCTGTACCGCCACTTACGATCGTCTTCGGGAACATACCTTGCTCCTGATACGTATGGTTGATCGCGATCATCGGAATATCTTTCAGAGTCAGATGCGGCGTGATGATTCTGAAAATCGACTTCATCTGCTTGGCCCGCGTCATATCTGCGACCGACTTTTCGTTCAGCGCATCTTCGACTTCTTTCTTAGAGGCCGCGTTGCCAATAGAGTCGATGAAGAACAGAACCTTATC